ATAATAAGAGTACTAATAGACCAGTAGTAAAGGAGAGTAACCAATGACCAGGATCTATCACATTCAGAAGAAGGCAGCAGATCTAAAGTTAGGTGATTTGTTTGTAGACTGGGCGTTCCCTAAAGAAGATCCTCCTATTTATAGTGAAGCCAACCGGATATTGAATATCAAGGAAAAGAACGATCACTTGATCATCGTCCTGGATGATGGGAGGAAATTCAACATGCACCCAGGTCACCTGGCAGTTGTGGAGGTGATGGCATGAAAGAGCTAACACCTGAACAGCGTGTAATTGAGGATTGGATTGAGGAAAACAGAGAACCATATAGGGATGATGGGAAGTATCTAGTTATCAACGCTGATAACTTCTATGCGTTCCTCGATGGTTTATTCACCGCCAACACCGCCGAGGATGAGCTACACTGTGCGGAACACCTGCATATTGGCTTGACCTGTGATTGTGAGGTGTGCGAAAAGCTATATAACCAAATCGCCCTGCGGAAGATTAGCCAAATCTTTGACGATTATTACAGCGACAGAGAAATAGAGTACGATAAGTACATACATCTTCCTGACCTTATCGAGTATGCCGAGGACTGGCTACAACGGGAGGACAAATGAGCGAACATGATCTGTATCAGATGCAGGACTACGCAGATCAGTGTCATGCGGAGCAGGAAAGCTTTTTTGAGAGAGCAGACATTGAGCATGACAAGCAGAACGATGAGTTTTTGGATAAGCTATCAGAATTAGACCAGAGAATGGTTAACATTCTAGAGGAGAAGAACATGGACGAAGAAGATGCGATTGTAGTAGTAGAAGAAGAGCCAAAGATCAGTTTAGGTCAGATGATGGTTAACAACCCTGATGCTATGGTTGCCCAGGCTAAAGTAGTGGCGACTACGCTCACATCGGTTATTGAAGGGCAGAAGCTCTATACCATTATTCAGAACAGGAAATATGTGCATGTAGAGGGCTGGTCCACACTAGGAGCTATGTTAGGAGTGGTACCCAGGACTGTATCAGTGGGAGAGATCGAACCTGGTATCTTTGAGGCTACCGTGGAGCTCGTCAATACCGCTACAGGTATGATCGTAGGGCAGGGTATTGCAGAGTGTGGGGATAGCAACACCTGGAAGAACCGAGATCGATACGCTAAGAAGAGCATGGCTATCACCCGTGCAACGGGTAAGGCCTTTAGACTATCCTACTCCTGGATCATCAAGCTGGCCGGCTACGAAGGAACACCAGCAGAGGAGATGCCTGGTAAATGAACCAGTGGATAAGTGTAGAGGATAGATTGCCGGAGGAATGGGGTATAGTTTGGGTGAAAACCACAGACGAGTCACTGTCTATGTGGCTGCACCCTGACAGCCTAAAGGTTAGTGGTGGGTGTTCTGTAGCGTTGGCAACGTACTGTAACAAAGAGTATGGATGGCAAGATGCCTATACTCTTGGAGACAGAGAGGGGCTTAGTGTCGAATATTACCACAATGTCACCCACTGGATGCCATTACTAAAACCGCCGAAGGACAAATAAACCAATAAGTAAACCCCTACCTGTGGGGGGAGCCTGGGAAACTTCCCCCACATATAAGTAAATCTTATGCTATAATGAGGGTATGATAAGTAAAAAGTATCAGAAGTTCCTGGATGAATATCTTGTGGATTTCAATGCTACCCAGGCGGCTATCCGTGTTGGATATAAGGAGGATTATGCCGGGATCACGGCTAATAAAATACTAAACAAGCCAGAAGTTAAAGAAGAGCTAGAGAAGCGGTTTGCAGAGAGCCGTGTATCTAGCTCTCAGGTTATAGCACGCCTGGACGCTATGGCAGAGGGCAAGATTCCTACTAAGATAGTGACTGGTAGCCATGCCAGGAAAGAGTACGACCACAAGGCTGCAGCCGACAGCTTGGCCAAAGTGTACGCTCTCTTCCAGGATAAGATAGAGCTGAACATATCGCACCTTAATATTACGGATGAGCAAGACGCTTAATATCTCTATCCCTGCGCCTCACCCTAAGCAGGCTGAGATAGAGAGCTGCAAGAAGAATCGCATTATCATCAATGCTGGCCGCAGGGCGGGTAAGACCTTCATGGTTGCCCGGATGATGGTTAGAAGGGCTAACAAGGGGCACAGACAGCTTTATATTGCTCCTGTTAGCGTGCAGACTGACGCAGTGTGGGCTTTAGCTTGTGAATGGTTGTCAGACGCCATATTGCTAGGGATCGTAAAGAAGAATGAGACTAGGCGAACTCTGGAGTTCCTTCTTACGGGTGGCCGGATTGAGTGCAGGACCGGCCACAAGCCCGATCACTTACGTGGTGGCTGGGGTGATGATATTTATCTTGATGAGTACGCATACCAGAACCCGGAGCTGCTCGAGAAGGTTGTCCTACCTATGCTGCTTGATAGCGATGGGACCCTGGTTATTATCAGCACTCCTAATTTACGCAATCATTTCTATCATCTCTATCTGAAAGCACGGGAGAACGAAGATTGGGAAGTATATACGTTTAGCAGCCTGGACAATCCGTACCTTTCAGAGGATGCGCTGCAATCTATGATCGGAGACATGCTCGATGTGGACTATAAGCAAGAGATCTTGGCTGAGTTCGTTCCGGGGGTTGGGGCGGTATTCTCAGTTAGACCAGAGGACTTTGTACCTGCCTCTAAACATTCGGCTCTTGCTCATGAGGGCCACAGGCTGGTTGCAGGTCTGGATTGGGGCCAGAAGGTGGATTACACTGCCTTATCGGTTGGATGCGCTACTTGCCAGAAAGAGTTAGCTATACACCGCTTGAAGGGTGTGGATTACAATATTCAGAGAGATTTTGTTAAAGAGATCCTTAGAGAGTATGGCATAGTAGAGCTGTTAGCAGAGAGCAACAGCATAGGACAGCCTAACATAGAACAGCTCTGGGCTGATGGCGTGGAGGTCATGCCATTCAATACCAGCAACAGCTCTAAGGCTGGCATAGTACAAGGGCTCAGGCTGGCCTTTCACCAGGGATCCTGGAAGTGGATAGATGATAGGGATGCCTGGCTAGAGCTGGAAGCCTTTGAGATGAAGATAAGCCCAAGCGGGCTACAGCAGTTCTCAGCACCAGAAGGACTGCACGATGATACAGTAATAGCAAGGTGCTTGATGCTGCACCAGGCTACATTAGGCAGATTTACATTAGGATAAGACATGAAAGTAAGAGCGGTGACTATTCCCTGGACTGAAAGTTTGAAGGCTGGCCTATATGAGCTAACAACAGGCCGGAAGCTGAGCAATGTAGACTACACCCGATCGGTTTGGGCTAATGCCTGTATGCAGATCCGGGCAATGGAGCTGGCTAACCTACCCTGGAAGATCATGAAAGGAGACAAGATCGTAGAAGGGCATAAGATAGAGCTGATGTTGAGAGACTTTGGGCGTGAGAGTTTTTGGGAAGATGCCTTTGCATCCACTGAGTTGGACAAACTACAGCAGGGAGCTGCTTACTGGCTCAGAGATGTGGACACGTTGAAGCGCCTCAACCCCAACACGATGAAGGTGATCAAGACCAAGGATGGTATCAGTGGTTTCAAGCAAGAGCTAATGTACGGCGACAAGACTATCACCAATAATTACACCAGGGAAGAGATTGTTTATTTTAGAACTTATCATCCTGATGATGACTTGGGTCCCGGCATACCGGTCTGTGACGTAGTAAAGTCAGCTATCAATACTGAGTACGAAGCTGAGCTGATGATGCAGGCTCTATTCAGGAATGACGCTACTCCCGGTATCTTGTTCTCTACAGATCAGCACGTGCCAGAGGAAGAAGCAGAGCGCATTGTGGGTTGGTTCAATAGGAAGTTTAGAGGATCCCGCAAGAAGGGCAAAGTAGGTGTAGTGGACCGTAACCTGAAGCCCATTACAGGCTTTAGCCAGACGATGGTAGAGAGTGAAGTGATTGAAGCTAGGGAGATGGCAAGGACTGACATCTGTGTTGGTTTCCGGGTATCTAAGCTCCTGGTATCAGCATTTATCAACAGCACCTACAGCAATGCAGAAGAGAGCCGGCGATCATTGATTGAGAACTTGATCGTGCCAGAAGCCAAGATGTACGCTAATGCGATCAATCAAGACCTGGTTGCACAGATCGATCCAAGCATACGCTTTGAGTTTGTACCCGAAGAGCTGCCCATCATGCAGGAGGATGAGAACGAGAGGCAGATACGGCTATCTGGTATGCTCAGAGATGGTGTCATATCCCAGGAGTATTACAGGGAAGAGATGGGCGTACCTGAGACAGCCAAGCCCAAAGATGAGACCGTACAGGTAGAGAAGCAGTATGAAAAGAAGGCTATGAAGGCACTTGCCAGGGGTGACAGCCCTGACGTGCCGTTTGAGACCGATGTATTGAGCGTGGACAGGCGTATTCTTATTGCTGCACGGCTAAAGAACGCTGAAACTAAAGAAGATATACGGAGGGCTTTTATATGAAAATCTATCGAGTAAATTATCCCCCAATTCGTTTCAGGGTATTCAAGTACCTCAATAGCAAAAAACTGGTCTTTGCTATTGGAAGATGGAGATTATTGGTAAATGGACGACTTTGAGGCATATATAGAGCCTAAAGACTTAGCAGAGTTTCATCTGGCAATGGAGCATATTGACCAGGTGTGCGAGATGAAAAACCATTGGCGAGATTTATTGGTCCCGCTAAAAAGGGAGCTGAGGACCTACCCTGCTAAGCTGCCTGGTCAGAAGTATGAGAGGACGTTCAACTTGAAGCGCAATTGGCAGTACGCAGTGCTTAGCCCGGGCGAGGCAGAGATGAGCAACTTAGCCGCATATGCTGGATGGGTGCAGGGAGTAGAGCAGGCAGAAATCCATCAGGGACGCTGGCCCATTGCTTTTACTGTAGCAGAGCAGCACTTGAAAGAATTTATCGAGGAACTAAGTAAGAAGATAGGCAGAATATGGACAAGGTAACCTACTTAAATTTCTTAGAAAGCCTTTCACGCTCTGCCCTGGAAGACTACATTGAGAATATCTGGAAAGAGAAGATAGAGATCAATGAAGCACAGGAGAAGTGGCTGACCGAATACCTGGAGACCCTGAAGAGGGAAAAGGTAGAAGACTATGTTAAAGTACTTATTC